CGACGCGGAGTCAAAGACCTCTCCCTCGGTAGCTCAAACTACGCACAGGTTCGCATTTCTGTTGATGGGACGCACTACCTCAAGGGTATGGCGATGTACTCGGATGACATCCCTAAGGGATATGATCTCCGATTCAACACCAACAAGAACCCCACCGGGAATAAACTGGATGCCCTCAAGAAGCAGACTGGTGACCCGGCGAACCCGTTCGGTTCTGTGATCCGCAAGCAGCTTCACTACACTGATGGCCACGGCAAGAAGAAGCTGTCTGCTATGAACATCGTCAACGATGAAGGTACTTGGGGTGATTGGTCGAAGACCTTGAGCTCCCAGTTCCTGTCAAAGCAGCCAGTCTCTCTTGCTAGGCAGCAGCTTCAGAAGGTACGAGACAAGCGCCGTGCCGAGTTCGAAGAGATCATGGCTCTTACGAACCCCTCGGTCAAGAAGAAGCTACTGCAGTCTTTCGCAGACTCAGTTGACTCTGACGCCGTGGATCTGAAGGCCGCCGCTCTTCCTCGACAGGCTAGCCAGGTAATCCTTCCCGTCCCTAAGATGAAGACCACGGAGGTTTACGCTCCCAACTTCAAACATGGGGAGAAGGTTGTTCTCGTTCGTCACCCTCACGGTGGACGATTCGAGATTCCTGAACTGACAGTCAACAATAAAAACCCCCATGCCAGAAAAGCAATAGGGACTAAGGTTAAGGACGCAATCGGGATTCATCCCAAGGTTGCAGAAAGGCTGTCAGGTGCTGACTTTGATGGTGATTCTGTTCTTGTCATTCCGAACAATGGCGGAAAGGTCAAGACCTCCCCGGCTCTTAAGGGCCTGAAGGACTTCGACCCCAAGGCTATGTACCCGGCATACGATGGTATGAAACCCATGACTTCTAAGCAGAAGCAGATGAAGATGGGTGAGGTTTCAAACCTGATCACCGACATGACTATCGGTGGCGCCAACCAGGCTGAGATTGCCCGGGCAGTTCGACACTCCATGGTTGTGATTGATGCCGAGAAGCACAAACTCAACTACAAGCAGTCCGAGATCGATAATGGTATTGCCGCCCTCAAGAAGAAATACCAGGGCAAGGCAAATGCTGGGGCTTCTACTCTTATCAGCCGTGCTTCTTCCGAGAAGCGTGTTGCTGAAAGAAAAGCACGGTCCGCTTCAAAGGGTGGGCCTATCGACAAGAAGACTGGACGCAAGGTCTATGAAGAGACTGGGGCTACCTATGTAGACAAGCATGGTAAGACTGTGCTTCGTACTGAGAAGTCTACTAAGTTGGCCGAGACCCATGATGCATACTCCCTTGTTTCTAAGAACGGGAGTGCTATCGAAACGGTCTATGCTAATCACTCTAACGAACTAAAGGCTATGGCTAACGAAGCCCGTAAGGCTACGCTTGCTATCCCATCTGTTCGAAAGAACCCCCAGGCCGCTAAGACCTACGCCCCTGAGGTTAAATCCCTCAAGGCCAAAGTAAACGAGGCCCTCCGGAATAAACCCCGTGAACGCCAGGCACAGGTACTGGCAGACGCGGTCATCAGGGCTAAGAAGCAAGCTGATCCAACTCTTGCCACTGATAAAGAGCGCCTTCAGAAAGCCCGGCGCCAGGCTTTAGCCGAGGCCCGTTCAAGAACGGGGGCTGGTAAGAAGCCTTTCGCTATCACTCCTCGAGAGTGGCAGGCTATCCAGGAAGGTGCTGTATCACAGGCTGCACTGAACAAGGTTCTTGAACTTGCTGATGAATCAGTAGTTAGGGAACTGGCTACACCTAGGTCCCAGCCTAAGGTGTCATCCAGCATGGTGGCCAGAGCCAAGGCTATGAGTAGTAGGGGCAAGACTGCTGCTGAGATTGCTGAAGCTTTGGGAATTTCTACCACATCTGTACACCGTGCTCTAGAGGAGGGCTGACCACACTATGGTACACACCCTCTCACAGGGCCTCTCTGAGGAGGTCTACTATGGCTAGGATGCTGTCCACAGTGGACAATCCTTACGATCCAAGAACTTCATGGGACGAATGGTTTGCTTTTGACACTGCCCATGGCTACGGTACCTGTGGCCTCCTGGCCAGGCTGTGCACATCAAGCGATTCGTTAAGTGAAGAACTTGAAATCGAAGAAATTGAAAATGCAATTGATCGAATTCTCAATCTTGATGGAACAAATTTCTATCAAACTTTTGAGATCGATGATTGAAAAATAAAAATTTCTTCGTCGACCCGGGGGAGGGGGGTCTCGCATTTAGGCCCCCCACCCTCATCGCCGCCCCCTCCATATTTTCCCCGGAGGGATATTTGGAAAGCCAATTGGGGACTAGGTTCTAGGGCCCACAGGAAGTTTCTCGTGTGCTCCTTTCTTCCTGCTGGTCTCGCTCACAACGGGCCCTAGAATCTAGCCCTCAATTGGCCCCAAACGCCCTCTATCTAAGGAGCAACTATGGGTAAAAGGGCCGCAACACCCTCTAAACCAGCTCGAACTGTGGAACAACGAGAGGCGCAGATGATTAATCTCGCGCTTGAGCTCGCTGAGAAGCAGCTTCGAGAGGGTACAGCACCGGCAACCACGGTGAATCACTACCTCAAGCTCGCCTCCACAAGAGAACAGCTGGAGGTGGAGAAGTTGAGGAACGAAACAGCACTCCTCGAGGCGAAGAAGACGGCGCTCGTCAGCGCTGAGCAAGCCGAGAAGATTGCCAAAGAAGCCATCGAAGCCTTCCGTACATACTCTGGAGCGGGAGATGTTACGAACGTATACTGAACTGGCGCGCCTCGAGACCTTTGAGGAGCGGTTTGACTACCTGGCTCTCACCGGGCAAGTCGGTACAGCCACGTTTGGCTTCGATCGTTACCTGAACCAACGATTCTACACCTCGACGGAGTGGAAGAAGGTCAGGAACTTTGTTCTGGCTCGAGATGAAGCCTGTGACCTCGGGATCGAGGGACTCGACATCAGATACATGCCGCTAATCCACCACATGAATCCGATTCAGCCAAGAGATCTCGAGGAATTCAATCCAGACATCCTCGAGCCAGAGTTTCTCATTACCACAACCAAGAATACCCACAACGCGATACACTTCGGAGACCGATCGAGGTTGACACCACGAGTTGTTGAGCGTCGACCGAATGATCAAGCTCCCTGGAGGATCTAATGGGAACCATTCTTGAAGACACTAAGAAGGCAATCGGCATCATGCCGGGATATGACGCCTTCGATGAACAGATCCTGATGCATATCAACACTGCGCGGATGGATCTCGCACAATTGGGGCCAAAATGCGACACCCCGATTGAGAAAGATACCGCTTGGGCCGTCTTTGATTCAATCGACGACGAAGCGGCAATCAAGTCTTACATCGCCATGAAGGTTAAGCTGTTCTTCGACCCACCGGGGAACTCCTTCTTGGTATCGGCATACCAGAAGCTGATCGAGGAGGCAGCATGGCGACTGATCTATCAGACCGAGGGGAAGCAGAGGTAGAAGACCTCATCCACCACGGTGTAAAAGGCCAGAAATGGGGCGTCATCCGCAAGAAGGCTAGCGCTGGTCGGAAGGCCACCATCAAGGCTATCCAGAAGAGCGGGCGATTCACCGCCAACGCCACCAAGACAACCATCAAGACTGCTCGAACTGGGGCAGCTAAGGTTCAGAAGGCTAAGCAGGCTCACGATGCCAGAGTTGCCGGAAAGAAGCGGGCAAAGGCCGACGCAAAGGCCCGAAAGAAGTTCGCAAATCGCGGATACAAGAAGATCAGCGACTCCGAGCTTCAGTCCCGAATTAAGCGGCTGGAGCAAGAGAAACGCTATCGGGAGCTCAAGGCCGATCGCCACCTGGTTCGAGGTCGTGAGGTCACTCGGTCGATCCTCGAGAACTCTCTGACTAAGGCTGGAACGTACGCCGCAACCAAGGCTATGAAGACGGCTTTCGATAAGTCGTTCGATCCCGGTAAGACCGGAAAGTCAGCCGGAGAGACGCTCAAGAAAGCGGCAGAAAAGGCTAAGGAAGCAGCAGAGGCTGCGTCAGTTGTCGCCGAAGAGGCGCATAAGACATATAAGTCTACCGGCGGCCCTGATCGAAAGAAGCTCCCGAAGGCATCCGCTCCCAAGCAGATAGAGAAGTCGAAGTCGTATAAGCAGACTAAGCCATCGCCCAAGAAGAAGCGTTACCCGCGCAACCCTGGGAGCACAGCTAAGTAATGCTCTCGAACACCGCAGTACCAAAATACTACGGGCAGTTTCGAGATGCAGTCATCCGAGGCGAGATTCCGGTATGCGAAGAAATCTCATGTGAGATGAATCGCATCGATGCTCTCATCGCAAACCCGGAATACTACTACGACGACAAGGCTGTAGAGGGTTTTATCGCTTACTGCGAGAACGAGCTCACACTGTCCGACGGAGCCGACCTCCATTTGCTCGACAGCTTCAAGCTCTGGGCCGAACAGCTCCTTGGCTGGTACTACTTCGAGGATCGTCAGGTCTTCGTTCCATATGATGACGGAGTAGGCGGTCGATACGAGACCAAAACAGTAAAGAAGCGCCTAACAATCAAGCAGTATCTGATCGTTGCTCGTGGAGCGGCGAAGTCGATGTACATGTCTCTCGTCCAGAACTACTTCATGGTGATTGACACTACAACGACTCATCAGATTGCTACGGCTCCGACCATGAAGCAGGCTGAAGAGGTGATGGGTCCATTCAGGACCGCAATCACCCGAGCCCGAGGTCCGCTGTATAAGTTCCTTACTGAGGGATCCATTCAAAATACAACTGGTGCGAGGGCTAACCGCCAGAAACTGGTTGCTACGAAGAAAGGTGTGGAGAACTTCCTCACCGGATCCCTCCTCGAGGTTCGACCCATGTCTATCGACAAGCTGCAGGGTCTTCGACCCAAGGTTTGTACAGTAGATGAGTGGCTTTCCGGCGACATCCGCGAGGACGTGGTCGGTGCACTTGAACAGGGTGCCTCGAAGATCGATGATCCAGTAATCCTGGCCGTCTCGTCCGAAGGAACCATCCGCAATGCGGTGGGCGACACCATGAAGATGGAGTTGCTCAAAATCCTGAAGGGTGAATACATCGCCCCTCACATCTCAATCTTCTACTACCGCCTTGACGACATCAAGGAAGTAGCAGATCCTGCTATGTGGGTGAAAGCCCAGCCGAACATCGGCATCACTGTCTCTTATGATCGGTACCAGCAGGACGTCGAGCGAATGGAACAAGCTCCAGCTGCTCGAAACGACATCCTCGCCAAGAGGTTCGGAATCCCCATGGAGGGATACACCTACTTCTTCACCTACGAGGAGACGATCCCGCACAGGAAGAACACCTTCTGGAATATGCAGTGCGCTATGGGCGCCGACCTGTCCCAGGGTGATGACTTCTGTGCGTTCACCTTCCTGTTCCCGCTCAGGAATCAAGCTTTCGGCGTAAAGACGCTGGCATACATCTCTGAGCTGACGCTCATGAAGTTGCCTGGTGCCCTACGCCAGAAGTATGACGAGTTCATCCAAGAAGGAAGCCTCCGAGTCATGGAGGGGACCGTCCTGGATATGATGGAGGTCTATGAAGATCTAGACCAGTACATCGACGAACAGAAGTATGACGTCTCGGCGTTTGGGTTTGACCCATACAACGCCAAGGAGTTCGTAACTAGGTGGGAGCAGGAGAACGGACCGTACGGTATCGAGAAGGTAATTCAGGGTGCTAGAACCGAATCGGTCCCCCTCGGGGAACTGAAGAAGCTTGCCTCGGAACGCCTTCTCATCTTCGACCAGGAACTCATGTCCTTCACTATGGGGAACTGCGTGACTCTCGAGGATACCAACGGAAACCGAAAGCTGCTGAAGAAACGCTCGGAAGAGAAGATCGACTCAGTGGCTGCTCTGATGGATGCCTTCGTGGCATACAAGATCAACAAGGAGGCATTCGAATGAGCGAGGAGGTGAAATGGGTCTTAGTGATCGACTAGCTCACGCATGGAATGCGTTTTCAAAATCCCCGGACAAGAAGAACTTCACACCGGAGTACGGTTCGTGGACATTCGGTAATCCAAACCTGAATTACCGACCTGTCGTCGGCGACCAGACAATCGTCACGAGCATCTATAACCAGATTGCTATCGACGTATCGAATGTTCCTATTCGACACGTCAAGACTGACGATAATGGCAACCTAAAGAGCTACTACCGTAGCTACCTTGATGATTGCCTGTCTCTGAGCGCCAACATCGACCAGACTGGTCAGGGATTCTTCCAGGATTTGGTACTCACGCTCTTCGAAGAGGGCGCTGTAGCGATCGTTCCTGTAGACACAGATGTCAGCCCCGACTTGACTCAGGGCTACGACATCAAGTCTATGCGAGTCGGCACAATCCTGAACTGGTATCCTCGCCACGTTCGAGTTGAGGTCTACAACGACCAGACTGGGCAGCGAGAACAGCTGACTCTCGAGAAGGAGTTTGTCGCTGTTGTACAGAACCCTCTGTACAGCGTGATGAATGCTCCGAACTCGACGCTGCAGCGACTGACGCAGAAGCTCCACCTGTTGGATGCCATCGACAAGCAGTCTGGATCCGGTAAGCTGGACATCATCATTCAGCTTCCGTACGTCGTCAAGACTGAGCTGAAGAAGCAGCAGGCAGAAGCCAGACGCAAGGCTATTGAGGAACAGCTCGCTGGGTCTCAGTACGGTATCGCTTACACCGATGGTGCGGAGCGAATCACCCAGCTGAACCGACCTTCCGAGAACAACCTCATGAGCCAGATTCAGTGGCTCACCACCCAGCTGTACAACCAGCTCGGCATGACTGAGGATGTCTTCACCGGTAAGGCTGATGCTCGACAGATGCTGAACTACCAGAACCGAACGGTTCGTCCAGTTCTGAAAGCGATCACGGACGCCATCACCAGGACTTTCCTCACGAAGACTGCCCGCACGCAGCGACAGCGGATCATGGCGATCGAGGATCCGTTCCTCAACGTCCCGCTGGAGGAGATGTCCAAGCTGGTCGACTCCGTCAAGCGCAACGAGATTGGTACAGCCAATGAGCTTCGACCGAAGTTCGGCTGGGCCCAGTCCGACGACGAGACGGCAAACCAGTTGGTGAACTCCAACATCAATCCGATGGGCGAGGAACAGCCGCCTGGCGAAGAGCCGGTCGACGAAGTCCCTGCATCGGAGGTACCAATTTCCGAACTGATGGAGAGTAGTCAAAATGGCAGTTAAGTGCGATTTCTCTGGCTACGCCACGAAGAACGATGTTCGGTGCTCGGATAACAAGGTCATCCGACACGGGGCATTCGCGGCGTACGACGGGAAGACTGTACCTCTGGTCTGGCAGCACAAGCACGGAGACGTCGAGAACGTCCTCGGACATGCCGACCTTGAGGTTCGTGAGGACGGCGTCTACGCCTACGCCCACCTCAACAATACCGATCGTGGCCGGACCGCTCGAGAGATGGTCAAGAACGGCGACATCAAGGCGACGAGCATCTATGCTACTCACGTT